AAAAATAGTTAAACAAAGTATAGGAGCAAAAATGTTTTCTGTTTCATTTGTGAAAGCAGATAACACTAATAGAACTATGCTTTGTAAATTGCCTACTAATGAAAAGTTTTTTAGTGGTGGGGAATTAAAAGGCAATAGAGAACATCTGCTTGAGGTTATTGATGTTAATCTATTGAAAAAAAATAAAGACAATCCAAGAAAAGCTTGGAGGTCTGTTAACCTCAACAAGCTGACTAGTCTTAAAATCGGAGGTGTTGAATGGGTAAAATGAATAATGAATGGTTGGATCTATCTCAACAATGGCAAGAAGAGAGATATGAACAACTGATGAACTATTACAATGATGAAGAAATTGTAATGGACATTATGGCTGATGAGGTCAATGAATGGAATATTGAACAAGCTCAAAAGCACGGAGATTGGGAGAGACCTAATGAAGATTAAACTAGAAAAAGATAAGGCGCCTTTTAAGGCGCCTATTCGAATTTATAACAATGGTGGGATTATTCAAAATCCATATAGTAAAGAAACAATAGAATTGAATGCATTAGAACTTTCAATCTATGATACTATAAAAGGATGTGAACAATTCGAAGACTACAATAATGTTAGACTTGGATTAGATTGGTTTATGAAATTTAATCCTAAAGCATACATGGTATTGCTAGACTAGGATCGAAGACTTGGGGCGAGATTAATCGCCCCAATTAAATTAAAGGAGTGAAAATGAAACAAGTAAAAGTTATAATGTTAATACTAACTACATTAATGTTAGCATGGTTGCTAACTGATTATAATATATTTCAATACACTTTTATTAGTGATGTATTTCTAATAGGTTTATCTATTTGTTGGGTTAAGTGTTTTGATTTAATAATAAAAGAGGAGGAGTGAGTATGGAGACGCACTGGTTTATTTTACTTTTATTCGTGGGGCTGCTGATGTTGGCAATACCTCACTGGGTATAGGACCTAATTAATGCCTAGATTTAATTCAGCCGAGGAGCTGTGGCTATGGAGAGTAGCACAGCTCCAAAAAATTATTAGACAAGACACAAGATCCGGAATTCAAACGAATATGGTTAGATAAGTTACAAGATTTAATGCGAGATATGCCTACAAGGCTCAAGAATTAATTCAATGGGTAGTTTTTTCAGGAACTCTTGATTACTTTGTGTAATAGTGTGATTGCCACCCTATTGTCTACTGCAATCCCTCTGTTTCTTATGTTGGGGGACACATCAAACACAATCCTACTTGGCACTACCCAAGCCGTATTTTAGGGCGAGATATGACTATCGCCCTAAACTTTTTACCAAGAACAAGAATATACTACGTCCTTTCCCTTCTCAATCGTCGCTCTTGCCCAATCGCAAGCCTCCTTGTCTTTGCTTTTTGTATTCCTTTATTGATTCCTCCTGAAATTGTTGTCCCCAGAAAAAACCATCACTGGCAAAATTATCCCAGTAATTTTCTTTTGATTTGTTTTTCCCACTCATCACACAATTCACGAGTAAGTTTCACAGGCTCGTCACCACCATTAAACCCAAGAGCAAAATCGCTATCAGGTTCTTTGCCTTTGTTTTGTTCTGCCCACTTACGAGCCATAAACACTTGTAGTCTTGAATGTTTTCTCCAGTAGTATTCTTTACCACCACCACTCACAACATTCATATATTGATCTAACCCCATATCACTCTCCTTGTTTAAAGATTAAATATATCTTGACTATGGGATATATCGCATGTAATGTCAACACATAATTTCATAAAAAAGGAGTGAACTATGAAACCTAAAAAACCAACTATCCAACCTTATGGTCATGTTGCTGTAGATAGTGGACAACTACTAATTATTGATCCTTGTTATATGGAGGATTTTATAAAACTTTATTCATACGATGATATTTGTAGTTATGAAGGCAATATTCCATTCCCAAAAGGGCATGATGGTATGGGTTGTAAACTTGGAGGCTTTGGAGGTGATGGTATGTTTAATGTAGATTCCGTGACATTCTACAATAAATACTCACCACCATATTCTAAATTCATTTTGAATCTGTATGAATAAGCCTAAATTTTCGTAAGGAGAGGGGTCTACTGACGAGTAGAATAATTGTGGATAAAAGAAAATTCCGTCACACTCCTTACGAAAGTTTAAAGGGAACAAGGCACAAGGAACAAGGAACAAGGAACAAGGACCCGGGCGCAAGGCCCAGGCCACAAGGAACAAGAAATTTTTTTTTAATTATTTAGTTGACATTGCTCCCATAATATCTTATATAATTAATTGCTGCAGATGTACTGTATAGAATATCGATCCTGCAGCATAACATAGGAGTGAAGCGAAATGAATATAAATGAAGCATGGAAAAATGTTGGCGGTTTAAGTAAGCCAAGCAAAATGCCTGGTTATGGTTACGGCCTGAGCGCCTTTGAATGCAACACCGGGTCGAAGCTGCGATTAATTAAGAATAGTACCTGCTCGATGTGTTATGCATTAAAGGGCCGCTATACTTTCAAAGGGGTCAAGGCAGCTCACGTTAACAGACTTGAAGCAATTCAAGATCCAAGCTGGACCGCTTCAATGACTTTTTTAATTAATCATTACTGTAAAAAAATTAAATATTTTAGATGGCACGACTCAGGGGATCTACAAAGCCTGGACCATTTAAAGAAAATTGTAGCGGTAGCAATGGCCACGCCTCAGGTGCGACACTGGCTGCCAACACGAGAAGCAGGGATCTTGAAAGCTTATCATAAGGAAGGTTTATCACTCCCAGGAAACCTAGCAGTGCGGGTATCAGCTACGATGATCGACGGTAAACCCCATAGTAATATGGGGTTAACGTCTACAGTTCATAAAGAATCAAAAGCAATTGGTTTCACGTGTAAAGCGCCAAAGCAAGGCAATGAATGCAAGAGCTGCCGGGCGTGTTGGAATATCAATATACAGAATGTAAGTTATGCAGCTCACTAGTTCATGTGATCGTTGTTTAAGGGAATACCTCCTGGAGCTGATGATTCAATGTGAAAATAACGGGCCACATTTATGCATCCGGTGTTTTAATACCAGACACAAGGTTCAAGGCTCAAGATCTATCAATCAACCAAGACTCAAGGTCAATCCAGGCGCAAGGCTCAGGGAAAAAGGCACAAGGTTCAAGGCTCAGGCCTGAAGTCGCAAGGTCCAAGGTCCTTCCCCCAGAATATACGAGGATGCCTCCTCGAGGGAGGGGGTTGGCCAAGATAAATGACTTTCCTCCAAGTTTAAATCTGTTCATATGCCACGAAATTTGACCGGGCGAGAGTTTGATTCTCTTCCCCTTTGTTACCTTTAATTCAGTCCAAATATCTAATGGTCCTTTTTTTGAATCATTAAAAAAACCAAGTAAATCAGGTAGTCCTGCAGGAGTAACAGCTTCTAATCTAGTCCAGGTAATTTTTGACGCATTATTTTTTATCCGTTTCCAAAATTTTGTTTCTGGTTTTGTCGTCATCTACTATAAAGCTCCCTTCAATTGACAATCTTTTATCCATATCCTTTAATAATTTATCAACTTCATCCTTATTTAATTGATCAATAGATCCATGCATAATTTCTTTACGATCAATATAAAGACCGGCTACTTGACCTCTTGATTTCTCAGCTTGGACCGCAGCATTCCAATTCCCCGCTCCTTCTGCACCTTTACTTAATTGGTCTAATCTTTTTAAATGTCGATTAAAATTTACTTCATATCTTTTTTCTTCCTGGTTTCTAAGTTCTCGAATGTATTCAGCAACATGAGGTTTACGCCTAAGCTCAGACGCTGTCTTAGCAGCTACTGATTTAGCATATCCTGCTTGAATAGCACACTCTGTTGCACTCAACTCATCACCTTGTTGAATGAATAATAAGCAAAATTTAATCTGTTTAGGAGTAAGTCTATCTCTTAATGTATCTATATCCATTCTTCTATTATATTTAAGAAATGGGAGAAAATAAACAAATATTTTTTTACTGCTACGCCTCAAAAAAGGTGGTGTAGCAGAGGTGTAGCACTAAAACAGTTCTAAGTCATTGATATGTATAGTGTATTTCTTACTGCTACACTGCTACGCCTGCTACAGGGGGTATTTGGTTTTTTGTAAAAAGAAATAGGGTAAAAAACTACTATACAGTAGCAGTAATTGTTGTATAAAGAAATCTATTCACTCCCTTCCCCTGTAATGTCATCAAAATTCATTGCAGGGGTTTTTTATTTGACTTCCCATATAATATGGGATAATTACTATATTAATAATTAAGGGAGTATTAAATGATTGAATATATAATTTACGGAATTGTTGATAATTTTATCATGATCCTTGGGTCAATATCCGGGTATAGTTTTGAGAAGTATCTTCCAAAAAGATTACAGACTGGATTTGGCGCTGTCTATGGGGCCGGGATCGGGAATGCATTAAGTGATTTTCTAGGGGGTATGAGTACATGGTCCGTAGATCTAGCCGTTGGTACATCGTTTGGATGTATCTTAGCATTAATTTTTATTCCAATATTTATTTATATTGGTAAACTGAGAGTGAAAAGGAGATAAGACATGGGTAAGGTAAAACAATGGCTTATGGAAATGGAAGAGTACGCCGTGGATAGAACGAAGGAAGAATTTTTAAAAAAATATGCAGGTCATGAGGATGTGTGGGACAGAGTTAATGATCCTAATTTTGAAGAGGAGGATGAATCATGGTACTAACGGATATTTTACTAGGGCTAATACTCTTAGCCCTAGTTGGCATTGCGTGGATGATCTTTGCTTTAGGATCTAATTTGTATGATTATTTAAATAAAAAAAAATAATCACAATTTTTACTTTTTTGTAAATTTTTAATTTTTTGTCAAAATTTAGGACTTTAAAATAATGGCGGTTTTCTGCGGTAAAACAAGTTTTACTTGTAATCCCATTAAATCCCATATATAATCTTTATAAGATTTTTTTAGAAAATCTTTGTTCTTTAAAAAGTGAATCTGATTGAAGTAATAAAATGGAGTTCTTATGAAACCAGATTTTATTATTAAGTTTTTTCCAGAAATTAAAATAGGAAAAAATGAACGAAGAAAAGCCTACCATAATTTTGATTGCCAAACTGATAAGGCAATTGAATTTTGGAATACTTATTTTGCTGATCAAATGCGTATTGATAAAAATGCAGAAGCATATGACAAAAACCACGAAAAAGGCAAAATGATTTGTTCAGCAAATACCAATAGAGGTAAAGATACTGAAAAATTAAAAACAGAAATTTACCTTGCTGGTCTTACTTACAAAATAATCAAAGTTCAGGGCAAGGAACTTAAAGAATATCGAAGACATGCAAAGTATTTGTCAAGCATGTCGGATTATGTTCAAAAAATTAACACTTTTATGTCCTCTGCCTTTAGAAAAAAAGGAATAGAAGTATAGTCAGAATAATCTGACAAAAAATGAACCACTTTAATCAGATCACTTTTAAAAAAAGCTCATAATCACTGTGAAAAAAATATAGGATTCCCTTTCACGGTGGCAAGAATCTTATCTAAAGCTTCTCGTCCTTCATTACGTACACTCATCCATTCTTCAAATGTATAGCTGCGATCATGTTTAGGGTCATAAAAATAAACGGAAACAGTATTGCAACGGCGACATTGAAAAATTTTTCTCACCGGACTATTAGGCAATCGAATACTCATAGGTCAGCCTTATTTTAATAGGCTGAATTATAGGGAAAAAAATAAAAAAATCAATGATACATGAGTTATTCTAGAATAATTTTTAGATTTTTAAATAAATTCCTATCTAAAATAGGGCCAACATAATAAGCTGTGTTGCCTTCAGAATCAGTGTAAGTCTGAGAAAAATACTCTTTTGCATCTAATTCTCCCTCTGATTTACACACTTTACATTGAATAGTTGCTTCTTCAGCTTCAAAATAATGTACTGTAAAGCCATTTCCTCTACAGTTCGGACATATTTTTTTCTTCATATCTTCTCCGGATAATATTGTGAAGACGGTCCCATCGCTTGCGATTTAAAAGCTCTTTAACCGTTTTAGGTTCGCGCAAAGTGACGAGATCGAGTCTTATTTTTTCTTTTATAAGTCGTTCTTTTAAATTCTTCTTCATAATCTTCTATAATAGATCGATAACGTTTCTGTGCTCTTAGGTATCCTAAGATAAAAGCAAGGATACAAAGTCCTACAATTACTAGAGTGTGCCATACATGGAACATATTATTCTCCGTTCAGTTTTTTACGAACATGAGGCTTTTGTTTTTTCCAGGCCTCATCAATGACCATCGATATATATGCACCAATTGATCGGTGTGTATTCTCAGCCATGATCTTAGCTTTATGATAAGTAACCATTTTTGTGGCTACTGATTTATATTTACTTGTGTCCATTTAGGACTCCTTTCTTTTCTTGTATAAATGCGTCATATCCATAAAATTAGGATGATTGGCATCGTTTTCGACAGTCGATCCGCTATATGGTTTAGTATCTACTACTAAATCTACAGCTTTTAAATATTCCTCGGCTGGAATAGCTAATATGTGCGGTCTAGATTTACCTTCCACAAATTGTATTTCTCCACCGTGAGGCATATATTGTTGCACTATGCGATGAGGCGGTCTGTCTTCTGTTTGTTCGATTGCATCTTTTTCGTTTTCAGCTTCGTCAACAATCCATATTTTCATAGTGGTGTACGCTTTTGACACTATGTATTTTTTATTCATATTTATTCCTTTCTTTTTTTAATTGGGTCAATTACCCATTGTTTAATTTCCTCGCCCATAACTTCACTAGCAATATCAATTTTGCCTCGTAAGCTCTGGACAATTTTCTCATCTATTGTTCCTTCGCTAATCAAATCAATATAAGTAACTTTATTAACTTGACCAATTCGGTGCGCCCTATCCTCAGATTGCATACGCTTTTCTAAGTCGTAGGTATTTGAATAATATATAACTGTGTGTGCAGCGTGGAGCGTGAGTCCGTATCCACCTGTCGAGGGATTACCAACAAAGAACCGGAGCTTTGAATTTTTATCCTGAAATCTCTCCACAATATCTTGGCGGTCCTTATCTTTTGTATCACCAAAATAAGAAGCACAGCTCTCTTCTCCAAACTTTTGTTTTAAAGTGTCAGTAATATGGCGAAGATCAAATCGGTAACTCGCCCAGATAATAACTTTACCCTCTGTCTCATCTATAATATTTAATAATTCCTGGAGTCTATTGTTTTTTAAAGCCTGTGTTTCCCCATCATCAAATGTAACATGACCACAGGTAATTTGATGAAGTCTAATCAAAGCTGTCAAAGTAGATAAACTCGTCATTGTTTTCCCTTTCATCTCGGTCATATTAAATCGGCGCATCTCTTCATATGCCTTAACTTGCTCAGGAGTTAAGGAAACAAAGCGCCGTTGATAAACTTTATCCGGAAGATCTAAACAATCTTCTTTTAAAACGCGGTAAGAATGCTGCTCAATGATAGTGTTTAATTCAGGTAAACGTTGAAAGCCAACAACTAGTTGCGTGGACCGTGGTCCAAAATTCACTCTTCGCATAATCGCAAAGCGAGATCGAAACGCCCAGTAGTTCTGGTTTAAAATTTGAGGATCTAAAAATTCTAGTTGTGCATACACATCTAAAGGATTCTTGGTAACAGGAGATCCTGTCATGATACGGCGATACTTGGATATCTTTCCTAACTTTAAAGCATTCTTGGTTCGTGAGGCAGACATCGTTTTAATAGTCGTACTCTCATCAATAGCCATGAGTGTATTATTATTGTGTAAGAATTGTGAAGCATACTTAACCCCTTTAGATCCACTTAAAGCTTCAACATTCATTAAAAGAATACGAAGCTTTCCATTAGGAAGAAGAATATTTTTTAAAGTTTTTTTATCCTGGATCGTCATTTCACTTGGCGCTTTCCATGCAGCTACTACATAAGGAACAACATCGGTCATATGAATAGGGATTTCTCCTCGTTCCCAATTTCTATACACACCTTTGGGAGCAATAATTAAAGCACCTGTTATTTTTCCTCGTAAATAAAGGCCAGCAATTTCATCAATTAACACTTTAGATTTTCCTGTCCCCATCTCCATAAAGTAAGCATACGAGGGCTTATCCCACGATTTCTTTAAAGCCTGGAGTTGATGCTCGTAAGGCTTTGTCTTAAAAATATATTCACTCATTAATTATTTTTATTTTATACTTGACTATAAGATAATATGCAAGTATTTATTATATAAAAATATGGGAGTTAAAGATGTCTAAAAAAGTAATTAATTTATTTGAAGAAGAATCGACTAAATCCTTTAATACAATTGACGATGAGGCTTTAGGGCAGCTTGGTAAAGACTTGGAAAGAATGAAATCGGTCCAAGATAAGATTGCTTCAACTAAACAAATGGTAGAAAAAATGGAGGAAGAAGAGCAATTGCTAGCGGATAGCATATCAGATCTTCTTCAATCGAAGGGATTATCCCAATTAAAATTAACTGATGGATCCACCGTTACTACCAAAGAACAAATATATTGCAGTATAACTGAGGAAAATAAAGAAAATGCATTTGCATGGGTGCGTTCTCAGGGCGATGGTGATATAATACAAAATCTAGTTAGTGTAGATTTCAAAAAAGGAGAGGATAAAATCTCTCAGAAATTTAAAAAGCTAGCAGAAGATTCGGGACTTGTTCCGAGAGAGTCAGCAAAGATCCATGGCTCGACTTTAAGATCGTATTTAACGACGAAACTTAGAGACGGGGTGGACTTTGATGAAAAGCTGTTTGGTGTTTATCGACTTAATAAAGTCAACATCAAGCAATGATTAATAAACTGTGAACCATAAGGAGTATATTATGAATAATAAAACAGTTGCAAAAAAGAGTAATGGCACTCAGGCCGTTGCGTTAATGAGTCAGTTTGAAAATGTTCAAACAGGATTTGAGGATATGAATGCAGATGATCTGCAACTTCCTCGATTAAAACTTCTCCAAGCGATGTCTCCGGAATTAGAGAATGATGATGCTCTTCGAGCAGGTCATATTTATAATTCGGTGACAAGTGATTGGTGGCCAGGCGATCAAGGAGTTAAAGTAGTGCCTTGCGTATATCATAAAACATATGTCGAGTGGGCGCCAGTGGGAAGCGGAGCGAAAGGACCAGTTAATGTACATCAATCAAAAGATGTGATGGCATCAACAGTCCGTGGTGATGATAACAAGTATTACACCAATGATAATTCAGGTAATTACATCGAAGAGACTGCTAATTATTTTGTGTTAATCATGGGTGATAAAGGCGAAACAAGTCAAGCTGTTATATCAATGAAGTCATCGCAGCTAACTCCAAGTCGTAATTGGAATAGCAAGATGAAGAATTTAAAAATTAAAAATTCAAAGGGTGTTTACTTCACGCCTCCTATGTGGTCGCATTCTTATTTATTGAAAACAGAGAAGACTAAAAATGGAGATAAGACATGGTACAAATGGAAAATAGAAGTTGCTTCTATTTTGACATCTGAGGATCATGTTAGAGAAGCAAGTAGTTTCTCCTCTGAAATGAATAAGTCTAAAGACAAGTTAGTTCCTGATCAAGAGGAAACAAAAGAAACAAATGAATCAGGAGCGCCTTTCTAGGTTTCGTTGGGATGTTCCGACAGGAGACCTCGAGCCTCTTCTTTAGATTATATATAACCCAACGAGGGTGGATCTTACCATCATTTATTATATATAATCAATGGCTCGCATTTATTTGAGGATATGGATATTAAAAAATTTAAACAAATATTTTCCGGGTTAGAGAGAGCATATGGTCAGTACATATCCGGAGATTTAAAAAATGGAAAGCAGGGCGGGAATGCGTTTATTAAAAAGTCTACTGTTACAGATTCACTATGGTCAGATCATGTTGAGGGTAAAGAACCTAGTCTTGGTATTATCCCCATTAGAGATGATAGTACTTGTTCTTGGGGTTGTATTGATGTTGATACTTATCCTTTAGATCATAAAAAAATTATAGAAAAAATTAGAAAGTTTGAACTTCCCTTAGTTATTTGTCGTTCTAAAAGTGGGGGTTGCACATTTATTTTTATTTACTTCTTCTCCTGTAAATGCTGAAGAATTACGAAATAAATTAACAGAGTTGGCAGCTAAGTTAGGATATGGGGATTGTGAAATTTTTCCTAAACAAATTAAATTAGATGCACAACGAGGTGATACCGGCAACTTTTTAAACCTTCCTTACTTTGGTGGGAATGAAACTTCTCGTTATGCTTTTTTAGATGATGGTAGTGCTGCTACTCTCGAAGAATTTTATTCTTTGTGGGAAAAATATAAAATTAAACCTGAAAACATTAATAAAATTAAACCTAAAAAATTAGTAGAACCTACAAAAGAAATTGATGATGGTCCTCCTTGTCTTCAAACCTTAATTGAACAGGGGATTGGGGAAGGTGGAAGAGATAATACTTTATATCATTATGCTGTGTATGCAAAAAAGAAATGGGAAGAAGGTTGGGAAGATAAAGTTACGGACTTTAATGCTAAACATATCAATCCCAGATTAGAGTTTAAACAAGTACAAAAAATTATTAATCAACATCAAAAAACAGATTACCAATATAAATGTAAAGATCAGCCTATGTGTGGTTTTTGTGATTCTATTACATGTCGGCAACGACAATATGGAATTGGAAATCAATATCAACATATGTTTTCTAACCTCCAAAAATATCAATCAGATAATTCGGTATGGTTTATTAGTGTGGATGGTAATGTTGTCAGCTTATCCACTCGACAACTTTATAATCAGAATGAATTTTATTCTAGCTTGCATAGATCAACAGAACATAGTTTTAAATACCGTGAGCCGTGGAGAATGGCTCAATAAAATAAAAAATTTAATCGAGAATGTTGAAGTTATAGAAATGCCGGATGATGTACGAATAGAAGGACGATTTGATCAACACCTGGAATCTTTTATTATGGATCAAGGGGACGGCCAATCGATTGATGATGTAAGACTAGGAAAATCTTTTACAGAAAATGGTAAAACATATTTTCGTATGTCTTCACTAGAAAAATATTTAGATAAACAAAAATTTAAAGGCTTTGATGCTACTCGTATTGGAGCACGCATTAGGCAACTTAATGATAATGACGAGGAAGAGTCGAGTGTCGTGCGCCGTGTACGAGGAAAAAATATGCGGTTGTGGTGGATCTATGAATTAGAAAAACCACATGATGAATTACCATTACCAAAAGAAAAAGATGAGGAGGTACCATTTTAATGAATAAAAAACTAATTAAAGAAACTTTAGGGATAGCAGCTCAGCTTGTATCTAAAGCAGAAAATAAAAAATTAAAATTAACGAGGCGAATGCTAATTGATGATTTGAAAATGATAAAGTTAAATTTAATGTTAATGCAGGAGGAAGATGCTACTAAACACCATCCACGCTGATAAAATTATTACTATCTTTGGTCCACCAGGAACTGGGAAAACAACTCGGCTCTTGAATATTGTAGAAGAAGAATTAAAAAAGGGGACGGCTGTAGATAAGATTGGATACTTTGCTTTTACAAAGAAAGCTGCACGGGAAGCTATTACTCGTGCGACATTAAAATTTAATTTAGATAAAAAAGATTTTAAATATTTTAGAACTCTCCATAGTCTTGCTTATAATCATTTAAATTTAAAACCCGGGGATGTGATGGGTGATGGGCATTACCGAGACGTATCTGATTGGCTTCAATTAAAATTATATAATCCAAATAAAAAAGTAGATGCACTTGGTGTCTCTCTTCCTAAAGATCCTTATTTAAGTTTAATAGATAAATCTAAAATTTGTGGAACATCTTTAATGGGTCAGTTTTCTAGCAGCAATATTCATATTGAAGGAGGATATGAAAAACTTTTTTATATAGATAAAGGACTAAAGCAATTTAAAAAGAAACATAAAATCTTTGACTACACTGATATGCTCTTGGAATTTATTAAACAAAATAATGCTCCTAAGTTAGATGTTGTTATTATTGATGAAGCACAGGACCTAAGTTTAATTCAATGGCAAGTTGTCGAACAATTAATTCGTAAAGCTAAGCGTGCTTATATTGCAGGAGATGATGACCAGGCTATATTTAATTGGGCCGGAGCGGATATTGGAAGACTTAATAAAATTGGAGGAAAGAGAGAAATATTAGATCAGTCATATCGTATTCCAAAAAAAATTCATACTTTAGCTCATCGAATTATTACACCTGTACAAGACCGTGTAGAAAAAGAATGGAAGCCACGAAGTGTGGATGGCACTGTTAGTTATCATCGCACTCGATTAAATTCTACAATGGATATAACAAATGGAACTTGGTTAATATTAGCGCGGACTAATTATCTATTAGATCAGATAGCTGATGAATTAAAAATTAGAGGATTATTTTTTGAAAGATATAATAGATCTTCGGTTCCAGAGAAAATGTTGAATGCTATTATTGGATGGAAAACTTTACAAGAAGTTGGAACAATTCCGTTTAAAGTACTGAAAGATATGTATTATTATATGTCAGGAAATAATCATATTGCTCATGGATTTAAGGATCTCAAAGGAGCAAATGAGGAGAAAGAATACAATCACGAAGACCTTGTCCTTCATCATGGGTTGAATGTATCTCTTGAGAGAGAATGGTTTATGGCTCTTGATAATATCCCAGAATCTCAACAAATATATATTAATGCTGCTTTACGCCAGCAAAAAGATTTTAATGTATCTAAAAATATAAAATTATCTACAATTCATGGAGCAAAGGGTGGCGAAGCGGATAATGTTATGCTATTAACAGACTTACCAAAAAAAGTGGATGATAATTATTTTGTACAACAAGATGATGAAAGGCGAGTGTTTTATGTGGGTGTCACCCGTGCTAAAAAATCTTTACATGTTCTTGAATCTGAATCTACTCGAGAGTTTAAGGAAATTTTTTAAATGATATCATCAAATATTTTAAAAGAAGCAAACAGATTAGTCGAAAGTGATCGCCATAAATCCTATGGTGATAAACTTGAGAATCATGAGAACATCGCTGCATTGTGGTCAACTTTCCTCCGCAAAGAAATATCCTCCCATGATGTGGCGGTGTGTATGATCCTAGTTAAAATAGCTAGACTTATGCACGCAAAAAAAATGGATAACTATATAGATATGGCTGCTTATGCCGCCATTGCAGGGGAAATATTTGAAAGGAAGAAATGAGACAACCTTCTTTTTTTCAGGCACCAAGTGAATGGGTACCGCCGGAAAGAATTCCTGACCTGTCTGAAGCAAAAGAGATTGCCATTGATTTAGAAACATATGACCCCGGATTAAAAACTGTAGGCCCTGGATGGGCTACAAAAAAGGGAAGAGTAATTGGTGTAGCTTTAGCTGTTGAAGGATGGCAAGGATATTTTCCTATCTCTCATGAGGGGGGAGGAAATTTTGATGAAAAATTTTTTAAAATGTCCTTAAAAAAAATATTAGAGCTTCCGTGTGATAAAGTTTTTCACAATGCGATGTATGATATAGGATGGTTAAGTGCCATGGGCCTTGAAGTAAGTGGCCGTATTTGTGACACAATGATAGCTGCTCCTTTAGTGGATGAGAATAGATTTAGTTATACATTAAGAGACGTATCAAAAGATTTTGTTGGAGAAACTAAATCAGAGGCGGGATTATATGAAGCTGCAAAAGACTTTGGTGTAGATCCGAAGGCGGAGATGTATAAATTACCCGCTATGTATGTTGGACCATACGCCGAACAAGATGCAGCGGTTACTTTAAAATTATGGAATGCATTAAAAGTAGAAATTATTAAACAGGAATTATCCACTGTTCTTAATTTGGAATGTGATTTATTTCCTGTATTATTTAACATGAAAAAGAAAGGTGTACGTGTCAATATCGAAAGAGCAGAAAATCTTAAGAAAGGTTTTAAGAATTCAGAAAAGAAGATACTACGTAGCTTACGTGAAACATGTGGTTTTGACGTGGAGATTCTCGCTCCATTGTCTATTGCAAAAGCTTTTGAGAAACTAGGAATTAAATATAATAGGACGCCAACAGGCTTACCAAGTTTTGATAAAAATTTTTTATCTACTCATTCTCATCCTTTTGCAAAACAAATTGTTGAAGCAAGAGAAATTAATAAAGCTTACACAACATTTATTGATTCTATTTTTAAAGCATGAACATAAAGGTCGTATTCATGCAGATGTAAATNAATTGCGATCGGAAACAGGGGGTACTATTTCCGGGCGCTTGTCTATGCAGAACCCTAATTTACAACAAATTCCTGCACGTAATAAAGAAATTGGTCCGTAAAATAAGACAGATTTTTATTCCTGAAGAAGGAGAGAAGTGGGGATGTTTTGATTATTCACAACAAGAACCTCGTTTATTAGTTCATTATGGTGCGTTAGTAAGGACTAATTCAAAGTGGAGAAATATGTATGAATCTATTGATACGGTTACAAGACTTGTAGAAGATTATACCCATAAAGATATAGACTTTCATCAAGCTGTTGCGGAGATGGCAGGCATTGATCGTAAGCAAGCAAAAACTATTAATCTAGGAATGATGTATGGTATGGGTAAAGGAAAACTGATGAGTGAATTAGGATTAGATAAAGAAGATATTGATTCAGTTTTTAAACAATATCATTCTACAGTTCCTTTTGTAAAAGCTTTAACGGATGGAACCATGAAACGAGCAGCGGATAAAGGATATATTAGAACTATTCTTGGAAGAAAATGTCGCTTTCATTTATGGGAACCAAATCAATTCGGTGTTCATAAGGCTCTTCCAAAAGAACAAGCAGAGATAGAGTATGGGGGAATGGGTGGTATTAAAAGAGCGTGGACATATAAAGCCTTGAATAGATTAATACAAGGATCAGCGGCGGATCAAACAAAAAAAGCGATGGTAGATTTATATAAGGAAGGATTTCTTCCTTTAATTCAAGTGCATGATGAATTGGATATCTCGGTCTCTACAAAAGAAGAATGTAAAAAAATTATAGAAATAATGGAACATACATTAGAATTAAAAGTTCCTTCTAAAGTTGATGCTGAGTTAGGTCCTTCGTGGGGTGAAGTGAAGTAATGCCTTTTGCTCGAGCAAGAGAGGCTCGGTATCGAGCAACTAAAAAAGGAAGAGAAGCTCATAATCGTTCGACAAGAAACTATAATAAAAAAAGAAGAGCTCATCCTGGAGGTAGGATGGAGATGAAACATGAAAAAATAGCAGCAGTCTGGGGTAAACATTTAGTATCGTGGTTCGTGAGTCAACCTCCTCACTGCAAGATTTGTGGTCCTGAGATTCTTTATAACAAGTATGCACAACGAAAAAAGAAGAGCGGACCTAATGAAAAAGAATTAGCTATTGATCATGATCACCGGTGGACAAAGGAGGATTTTAAGAATAATCCTAAATTAAAACCAAGAGGTTTATTATGCCATAAACATAATAGAGGTCTTGGACATTTTAATGACTCAATTGAGGAAATAGAAAGAGCACTGGAGTATTTACGTGAAAAAGAAAAATCCAATAGCTAAAGATTTACGCACACCTAAATATAGATCCCGTGTAATCCCTAATAAAAAACATTATAATAGAAAGGATGATAAAGATTTTTATACCGAAATGAAAAAGGAACAGGAAATTTTAAATCTCTCCATGCAAGAATCATTACGTCAAAAAAAAGAAAGAGAAGAAGAAGAAATGATTATTCTCATAGGAAAAGAAATTAAGTATCCTCCTTTTCATATGATTTATCCAATTAATATTTTAAATAATGTAAAAAATATAGAGTCACCTCGTTTAGATCTTCTTTTAACTGACATTAAAGAGAACGGTTTAAAGTATCCTATCATTTGTGTAACCGGAGAAAAGCTTATTGACGGCCATAAAAGAGTTGCTGTTGCCAAGCAGCTTGGTTATAATCATATCTCAGGATATTACGTACAAGACGAGGAATTTTTAAAATATATTTTGGAGGAATAATGAATAGTTTTTGTGCTACTCTTTTAATATTATGTAGCATGTTTATAGGAGGATTTGATTTTGAATATAAAAATCAAGATGAATTTGTTCGTGGGGTTACAGAATGTACTCAACTCTACAATTCGTATCTTCCTCCTTACCAGCGTGCATACATCGTCGTTAGTGTGGCCCAGGCTGGGTTGGAATCCGATTGGGGCAAGTCACGCTTTGCTCAATTGGGTAATAACTTCTACGGTCTTATTCAGCCAGATATAACAGAGCCTCATATCACTGCGCTTGGGAATAAAAATATTCATGTTAAAAAATATGGCAGGAAATGTGAATCCGTGGCTGATTATATAAATCTTTTAAATGGAGGCAGTCAATTTCTTGAATACAGAAAAATACGTATGGAGGAAGTAGTAAGTGGAAAAAGTAATATTATAAAAGTAATTAATTCTTTATCAGGATTTGCGATTGATCCAGCTTATACTAAGAAAGTTAAAAGAACCGTGCAATATCTCATGAGAGAATATCCAGAAATTTTTCCTGTAAGTTTAGGGGTTTAAAAGAGAATCTACTTTTTTGATTAATTTGTCTTACTTGTTCTTCAATAACCGAGAGCCGTGCATCAATGCGCAGCATATCTAAATCTTTAATCTTTGCTTCAAGGGCCGTGACCCGTGATGATATCATTCCATTAGCAAAAGCTATCGCCCCTATAATGCAACCAATCCATATCCAATCACGTATACTTAACATTTTTTTCTAGCCTATAGTTTTAGGAGCAAATAATTGCTGTAGTTGTTCATCACTAGCCCCTAAATTTATATAGTCTTGTAAGGACAGATTGCTAAAAGGATCTATATTTTCTAAAGGCTCAGGTACTCCTAGTCCTAGCTCCGCTACATCTATTCCCTCACCAAGGTTAAATGCTCCACTTTGAAGTAAAGGATTTATATTCATACTTGACTGATCATCTTCTATTGTGTCTCTATAATACTCCTCGTTGTATCGTCCTGTAGCAGGATCAATATGCTGCTGTATTAAGTCACTTAAAGCTTGTGCTTCTGATGGGTCTATTACTTGATCTTTTGCTTTATCTACGTATGGTCGTGGGTCTGTAGCCACGTCTAAATCTCCGCGATTAACTCCTGCTTGTGATCGTATAGTATGAAATGGCAGATTCTGGTTAAAAGGTACACTTTTATCATCAACTAAATCACTTATTGTTACTTCCTCATTATATCCTGGGTAAGAAAGATAAGGTTGTTTGTAATCAGGGTCTTTACTTCGTCCAAAAAATTGTTCTTCAATACCCTCTACCGAAGGTAGAGACCCTTCTAACGGGTAGCGTCTGCCAGGACCAGTTATAATGTTACCAAATTGATCTCTCATTTCTCCTTCATACATGGCTTTATCTGAATAAGGGATGTCTCTTCTCTTAAAGTCTTTCATTAAAAACTTTAATCCTTTTTCTAATCCTGATTGAATAGGATACATTTTAGCAAATTGATCAGGATATTTATTCATAATTCTTCTTGTTGGATCAATAAAATCTATGTCCGTTGTAAAATCCCGTATTTCCTGTCCTCTTGTATCGCCAATAGGTCTTCCTGAAGAATCTTTTATTGCTCTTCCTGAAGAATCTTTAGCAAAATTTCCGCTTTGTAGCATGCGTTGATCGGATAAATTTTTTACAAATTTATTTTGTCGGGAACGTAAATCCTTAGCTTGATCGGTATCCCCTTCCTCTAAAGCTTTAGTAATTCTTCTATCTAAACTTCCTACGCTCTGTTCAAGACGTTTAATTTTATCTCCCCGACTGCTTGCGTACTGAGTAGCAATACCTCTATCACGACCTGTTAAACCACTGTAATCAGGCTTACTTCTTTTATTACGTTTAGCAATAAATTTTTCTTTTTTAGTCGTTCTTCTTCGGCTACCTTTACCTATTTTTCCTCTAGATTGTGCTCTTTTTTTTGATGCCATTACGTTCTCCTTGCTACTATAGCTTCAGTTATATCAATATCTCCAGCTTTGGCAAGTTGAGATACATCGGATGGGTTAATTACATTACCTCGTGGTGGTATGACTTGGCTAGAACCCATAATTTCAAAACCTTTTGGTAAAGTATTAGGATTAACAGCAGGAGTTTCTTCGATTACTTCTCTTTCCCCAGCACCATAAGCATCTTGCCATTGAGGATAAGTTTTTAATGGAGTTCTATCATCAAGAATATCAAGAGACCCTTCTAATAATCCTTCAGGATTATCAAAGAATTTTTGATTCCTAAAGTTTTTGTAAATACCATTAAAGAGAGAACGAAAAGCTCTATAAGGATCAGGAACATTTCGTATTTTTGAATGTTCTTTTATTTTATTTTTTTCAAAAGTAGAAATCTTAAAAGGAGTAAATTTATTATTCATAATCTTAGTTGCTTCAGATTTAGAATAACGTTCTTTTAATATTTTTTTAATTTCTTTGTCTGACATACCCAATTGTTTTGCTGCTTCTATTTGTTTAAAGAGTTCCATATCATTTCTTTTTTTTGCTTCATTAGCTTGGGTATAACCTTTAATTAAATCTTCTGTAGTAGAACGTGAATCATAAACTTTATCTGTCCATAATTTTTTAGAGTTACGCAGAGCTTCTTTGTTCTCAGCAATTTTAAAATTAATTCCTTGTTCAATAAAAGGATTTTGTATTCTAAATCCTATTAACCCAAATGCTTCATTAAAAAACTTGTATCCTCTTGTATACTTATCAGGTGTACCCATACCTGATAGGTAGAGACGATGTATTTGATCTACTGATCCAGGTTTAAAAGTTTTTACTGCTTCTAGCATACTCTTATATAATTTATTACCCATCGATTCTTCAGGATTAAAAAGTTGTTTTCCCTCTTTGGTCATTCCTCCACGTAAAAAAAGATCTCCATAAAATTTAGTAATAATACTTTCTTCTAAAAAAGGTTGAAAAAATTCCTTCGCCCCATCAATTGCAGCATTATCAATGCTACGCATCACACCTTCTTCATTTTCTATTCCTTCATTTAAACCATTCCACGCTGCTCGAAGAGGACGAGTTAAAAAATCATAAGCATTAGAATGAGAAAAATCAATAAAGTAAAGTTGTCCCCCTTGCTTAATGGGAATTAAAGTAGAATTCTTAGACCATTCAGGAAGAAATTGTTTCAGGGCATTAACTGTTTTATTGGATGTCCCACTTATAAGCTGAGCTGATTCTTCTACGGCTTTACCTAGTCCTACTCCAAAAACTCCAGCTCCTATAAGTCGTTGTAATCCTATGCCTTTTGTTAAAGGATCATTATATTCTCTTACCCCTTGTTTAATAGTGTTTACTCCAGTACGCAAAATTTCTGCTGGAAAAGAAATAAAGTTACCAAAAGGTAATTTTCGTGCAAATTTAACTAAAGGTGAAACAAAATCATAGTTAGGAATATTATTTCTCACGGTATCAGCCGCTGTTTCTTTAACAAATTTATCATAGTTTTGTCGGTTAAATAAATTGGTAATACCATATTTACTACGAGCTAATTCTCCATACTTAGAAACAAAAGCATTAGGATCTGTTTTATAAAGTTCATCCCAAACACGTCGATATTTTCCTTGTTCAGCAAAATAATTTTGAATTTTATAAAAGTCATCTTCTACTTGGTATAAAGTTCTTGCGCCTTCACGTAGTCTTGTTAGGCCAGATTTTTGTCCAATACGACGTAGAAGATTATACATTTGTCCGTCAGGTGTTAAATTTTCTAGTCCACTGGACATATCATCTAACATCATTTTTAAATCACCCATNCGTGCATTTGTATTAACGATGCCTAGTCTTTGCATTTCATTATATTCTTTTAAAAATTGTTCATATGCTACATCATCTTTAAAAAGTCTTTTTCCTGCTTGAGATTCTAATTGGCTTTTAGTTAATGACTTTGAAATTTGCCATGATCTTCTAAAGTCTTTAATAAATTGTGAGGGGTTAAATAAATTACCATTCATTCCTGAAAAAGCAACAGCACTAATCACATTACGTGCGTGGGTAATAGGAGAGAGAGTAGTTTTTGTTTCTTGAATAAGAGCTTTAGGAGCCAATACAATTCCATTATACAAAGCTGTTCCTAAATTTTCTTTCTGCGCTACATTAGCAACACGATGAATAGAGTTAGCAATATCAGGTGTTGTATATAAACCATTTAAAGGATTCCATAGATCAGTTTCTATCTTAGTTGTAAAATTTAAACCTCCTTCTGTTGGAGTAGGATTTCTAAATAAGTAACGATCTAATCCAGTATCTGCTACTTTTTGAAAATATTTAGAAGAACTTAAAAAATTATTTATTTTATTTACACTGTTAATAAGTTGAATGCCCGGATCTTTAATCTCTCCTAATAAGTCTCTAATTTCTTTNGGNACTTGTTCTCTCATTTTAAATACAGCATCATCTACAGATTTTAATTTAACTAAGTGATCTCCAAGATCTTTCATTTTTCCTGACTCTAAAATTGTTCTAATTTCTCCTTCTAATGCTTCCGCATGATTCCCACTTTTAGGAATAAATTTTCCGTCCACTACATCACCATATAAACCAGGATTTTTCTGTGCAATAAACACTCGAGCTTTTTCTAAGATTTGACTTCCTTTTTTAGAGTTATATAAAGTATTCATCCAATCTTTTTTTGTAGAAGAACCAAAAGCTCTGTAACTTCTTGACATGTATTCCCCTAAATTAGCTGCTACTGTTCTTACAAAAGCATCACTGTGACCTTGAGCTAAAGGATTTTCCATTAATTTAGTACTTAAATTATCAATGTGTGATCTCATTTTGTTTACTGTTTCAAGTATTTCACTTGGTATTCTAGTTGCATCTTTTGCATTTTTAGGAGCAGTAAGATAATCATAAATAGATTCCATTATCTCTTCTCTTCTTTTTAAACCTACCTCATCAAGTTTATTTATAAGTCCTCCTTTTCCTGGTTGAATAAAATCTTGCACTGCTTTTTCTAATTCATTTACAATAGATCGTGCTTGTTCCATTCCTGCTCGTTGTTCTCCTATCATTCTACGACTAGCATCAAACATTTCTTTAGTTGCTTGACCACGAGATCGAAGAGGAGCTAAAACAAATTTATCAAAAGAACG